CAGGCGCGACAAGCCAAAGCAGCAGGCGAGCAGGACTGGTCTCAGTTCCTCGGTTAGTCCCTGTTAGTTTCTTTTTTGGAGTAAATCATGCAAAATCGTGCCCACCTGGATCTTGGCGCAAATGCAGTATTTCTTGCCCAGGGGGGCGATATTGCTATGAGCCAACTCCGCTTTACATCTGACAGCACTGTCGGTTCTAGCGTCATCTCAACCACTGCACTGCTGAACGGTATCTTGAACCGTACTGGCAGTGTCGGTGCTTACAATGCTACGCTGCCGACAGCTGCTCAAGTTCTGGCTGCCGCTCCCAACCTGTCAGTAGGTGACAGCTGGAGCTTCATCCTGCGCAACACGGTGGCATTCGCTGCTACTATGGTGGCTGCAACTGGAATGGAACTTGGAGCTGACACGGCAATTGTTGCCAGTGCTGTTCGCGAGTACCTGCTCACTGTTCTGGGCGCAGGTCCGGGCGCTACGTTGATCGCTCGTACCAACACCAACACACAACTCACCAACGTAGCTGCTGTTGATATCGCTCGCGTCTCTGTCGGCCAAGGTGTTACTGGTACCGGAGTTGCTGCCAATACGGTCATCATTGGCTTGGATGCCAACCAAGGTATCATCTACCTGAACAACGCTACCACTGCTACGGCAGACAACATCGCCATTACCACGAACCCTCGCATCGCTGTGAATGGCGTTCGCTCCAGTCCCCTGTAAGTAGCGAAAGCTACAGTTTCTCAACTTTCGCCACTCTAGGAGATAATCATGATCGGCTCATTTAACACTGCTGTCATCCCACCAGATCTTGCAAAGAAGTCTTTCTCTGCAATGATCACGCGACTGATGCCTAATGGCCAAGCGCCACTCTTCGGCATTACCGCACTGCTCAAGGAAGAAACTGCTTTCCAGATCGAGCACGGCTTCTTCAGCAAAACCATGCTGTTCCCACAGCTGGTGCTGTCTGCGAACATCGCCGCTGGTGATACGGTTCTGCCTGTGCTCAGCACTGCGAACTGCATTCCTGGCATGATCTTCCGTTTCGACAGCACCAACGAGAACGTGCTGATCACCAGCGTCAACAGCCCAACACAAGTCGGCGTGCAGCGGGGCCTCGGCACCGTTCCTGCTGCTGCTGTGGTTGCTGCTGTCAACATGTGGATGGTGGGCAATGCTTACGAAGAAGCATCCCTGCGTCCTCAGTCGGTGCTGATTATCCCTGAACGCATCGTGAACTACACGCAGATTTTCCGCAACACCTGGGCTGTGAGTGATACCGCTCGCGCTACCATGCTGATTGCAGGTGACTCTGCTGTCAGTGAGTCGCGTCAGGATTGCGCTGCTTTCCATGCTGCTGATATCGAGAAAGCACTGATCTTCGGCCAGAAGTTCATGGGCACTCGCAACAACCAGCCTTTCCATACCATGGACGGTCTGATCAACACCACTCAAGCGAAAGCTCCTGGCAACATCACCACTGCGGGGGCCACTACCAACTGGACTCAGCTGCAAGCTGCTCTCGATCCGTACTTCAACCAAGTTACTGATCCCAAGAACGGCCCAGAGCGTCTGATGTTCGTCGGCGGCGCTGCTCGCAATGTGTTGCACAACATCTTCCGTTTGAACTCCACGTACTTCATTGAAAATGGTACTACGAGCTGGGGTCTGCAGTACGACAGTTTCCGCATTCCTCGCGGCAACTTCACCATCATCGAACACCCACTGCTGAATGCTTACGGGCAAGCTAGCACCTGGGCTAAGATGGCTATCAGTATCGATATCCACACCTTCAACATTGCTTACATGACTGGCCGCAAGACCCAGAACCGTGAGTTCAACTTGAACGGTACTGCTGTTGACAACGGCGTAGATGCGGTTGGCGGTACGCTGACCAGCGAACTGACCTGCTTGGTACGCAACCCTGCTGCCAATGGCGTGCTGTACAACCTGACTGCTGGCGCTGCGGGCTAACAGGGCTCTCTGTAATAGCGTTGCTGCTCTTCTCCTGGCACTGAGAAATCAGTGCTGGGAGTTTTTTAGCAGCGCTACTCAGAGAGTCTTGATGCTCTCTTCCGTGAAACTTCTCACTTATTAAAAGGAAATATCATGAGCAAGCACCCACTGCAAATTGCAGCAGAGTTGAAAGTAGCACAAGCAGCAGCCGCAAAAGCGGTAGCTGGTAGCCGCCTGTCTGTCACTGCTTCTGTGACTGGCGCAGCACCAGCAGTACTGACAGATGAAACTGTCCATCCTCGCACCTTCTTGCACCGAGTTGCAGGCGCTCATACTCATCTGCCTGATGGCCGCGAGCTGACTTTCCTGGGCCCGCGCGGCGGCACTGGCGAGATCACCACAGCTGATCCAGATATCATTGCATGGCTGGAACCTATGAGCAAGCAAAGCACCAGTCAAGTCATCGAAGTGATTGACGTGTCAGTGCAAGCTGCTACTCAGCAATTGCAGCATGACGCACTTGCATTGCAAGCTGCAGAGGATGCTCGCACCAATAGCGCTCATGCAGCTGATCCTGCCATCTCTGCGGCTGTCAGTAACCTGGGCAACATCATCGCTCAGGGCGGTGCTTAACTACTAGTTACAGCAACTAGAACCTAGGGAGTTGGCATGACAGCACAAACTGATCTGTTCGATGCAATGGTGGCAGATGTCATCACATTAACTGCTCGGCCAGATTTAGACGCAGAGACAGCACTGGCAGTACGAACTGCTACTAACAATGCTCACCTGAGTGACGCATATGCTCGCGACTGCCGAACTGTCAGTGTCCAACTCCCGCTAACTACCTACGTCACGCAGTTAGACATTCCCACCTTGTTCCCGCGCATGCGAGGACTTAACAGAGTGCAGCTGCTTGATCAGTATTACGTACCGATAACACTCTCAACAGACGAGCAGCTGAGAATTATTGAGCTGGGCGATCTTTATGATAGCTTCGGCTCTTTGCGAGATAACGTAGCTTATCTTGCTGGTGAGAAATTAAACATCCGTACTTTCTTGCAGGGGTACGGATTTCTTGTTACGTACTTCCTGGCTCCTAATGTCAGACGCGACGTGTACGATTCGTGGATAGCTCAACTGTATCCAGATGCTATACTTTACTGGGCTGCTAGCATTGTCTTAGATACTAATGGCAATGAAGCAAAGGCTGCGAAATACATGGCGATGACACAACAAGTGCACATTCCATTCCTTAAATCTAGTTTCTTGCTCGGAGAACTGCGATGACTATTAATGCCTGGGCAACTGATCAGGGCTCTATGTTTGCGCTGCCTATGGAGCGTGCAATTCCTGAATTTCCCTATTCGCAGGAATATGTCCTGCAATGGGATATTGCTACACAGCAACTTACCTACAAGCCTAGCGTAGGTCAGAATCCAGCAGGCGGCATCTACGATCCAAACGTCGACTATCCAAGCGGCACCATCGGAGACTTCCTGACGTTATTAGGCAGCACCGAATCCGTACTGACCGGTGCCGGTATGATTGGTTTCTTGCAGAATGGCGCTGGCGCTATCGGTCGAACAGTCCAGAGCAAGCTGTCAGACGTTGTGAATGTACTGGATTTTGGCGCAGATCCAACAGGCGCTACTGATAGTACTCTTGCACTCCAACGTGCCATTAATAGTCTTCCTGCCAAGGGAGGTACTGTTACCGTTCCAGGCGGTACTTATCTGCTGTCCTCTCCACTTACGCTAGGAAACGGTAATGGAGGCGCAGGATTCTCAACTAAGAATGGCATTAAACTCATTGGTGAAGGCGGCGGATTTGCTAATACTCCCAGCACCGAGTTCCAGTACGTAGGCCCTTCAGTTGTAGACTTCCTTATTAAGGTGCAAGGGCGAATCTCGGACTGCAAAGTGCAAGGGATTTTCCTTGGTTTGAACGGGAATATTGGCGGTATCTACGCACGCGCATTCAGTGGGTGTGTTTTCTCTGATCTTAAGATTGTTAATCCTAGAACAAATACCAGTGGATTTCAAATCATGGGAGGGACAGCGCCTACAGGCAACTACAATCTGTTTAATTCCTATGATCGTATTTTCATGGGACTGTTCTCGCCTGACTCGGCCGGACTTTACATGGATGGCGATTATGCCAGTATTAACGATTCATGGATCAGCCAATTTGAGCTTATTCGCGTAGAGACTGTAGCGGGCGCTATTAATGCGTCCTGCGCACGGTTCCGGTTCGTAGATTCTTGTACATTCACCCGTTGCCATTTTGAATCCAGCGCGGAGCCTACATCTGCAGGTGCCGTGTTTGATGCTAGCAGCAATCCAGGCGGCGGTAACGACTTCCCTGTAGGACTTGCTTTCTATGACTGCTCGATAAAGAACACAATAGTAATTGAGACGCCTACTCAGAAAATCGGGATTAATTACTTCTACGGCGCCGGAGTTTACGACAATGAAGTAGTTCCTTCGCATCCTCGTCTGCTTGGTTACTCAGCCTTGGGGACTGTCTTTGGTCCTGCTGCAGGCTTCACTCACAAGAAAACGGTCGACCAGACTGTTACTAATACGACTGCTGCTACTGTCGTATATACGTATGCCCTGGCTGCTTACTTTTTAGGCGGGGCATCTTCCTACATTCCTGCGACTGGGATGCTTAGAGTCAAGCACCTGGGTACTTATGTTAATGCCAGTGGCGCTAATGCTAACCTGACACTGACTGTTAACCTAGGCGCTGGCGTACTGTTAACGGTTCCATTTGTAGCGATTCCTACGGGCGCTACTTCGCGATCGGTACAGCTGTCGTTTACCCTCAGTCTGCTGAATTTGTCAGCCTCTACTGAGATTGGCGATGTTACTGCTATATTAGGAGCTGTAGCCTCAGGAGCAGGTACGCTCGCTCCTGCTGCTACTGTTCTCGTTGGGGCTAATGCAGCTCCAGGACTTGCGATCGATACTACGGTCGCAAACAACTTGACCCTCTCAGTGCAGCACAGCGTAGCATCTGGCTCCATTGCATATCTACACAAGAACACGCTCCTGGAGTACTTCTAGGAGTTAGCATGAAACAAGAAGTTCGCGATATTTTTTGGCAGGTACTCTATTCTTCACCCACCTCTGCAGTAGCACTCGTGTCAAAATTTACAGTAGCTGAATGGATCGCGATTGTTCTCGGTATTTTTCAGGCTCTCTACCTGATACGCAAGTGGTGGCGAGAAGAGACAGAGTTTGGCCTGAAACTCAAACATTGGGTGCGTGACCATACGCGCCCCAGTGACCTCTCAGGAAAGTAGGAGAATCTCATGGCTTACGTACCCGATCCAAACAATGCCGCTCAGCCGGTAGACACTGAAATTGCGGCTACTGCGGCTGCTGAGTTTCGTGCGCTCAAGAACAAGGTTAATAACTTGGTGCTTGATCGCGCAGTTATTCTGGACATTCCAGGCTTAGGCGCTCGCACCGTTCAAGTAGGGGCGGTTGATTCTGGAGGCCCAGGTTACCGCCTGGTGCGGGTAACTAATTAACTGATTATTAGGAGTATCTCATGTCAGATATCATGTCACAGCGTTTCTCAAACCCTAACGATCTAACTCAGCCAGACGAATCAGTGCCGCCACGTGCGCTTAATGCCGAGATTCGGGCACTAAAAGTAGCACTAAGTGAAGGAGCAAATACAGCAGGTACAGTGCTTGTTGGCAATCGTTGCGCAGTGCCTGGCATCCAAGTAACTAACACGCCCAGCACACAAACTGACGCTGTTCAGGAACTCAAGGTCACAATCAGCGATGACTGTGATTCCATCGAGGTGGATTTCTGGAATGGCTACTTTAATGGCACTAGCAACATCGGCTACAACCTGACCAACATTACCGTCAAGGTTGGCATTCGGCCCAACTTTGTCGGCACTGAGACGCCTGCGCAGGGTTTCTGGCCTACCGGTTCTCGCACCATTACGCTAGAGCCAGGTGCAGTTGGCACTGCAAAGATAGGCATCAGTTTGCGCAAGGGCCAGACGGTCATGCTCGTCTATCAAGTTGTTACCGCAGCAGCGCAAACAACCTGGCCGGGTGCAATGGTGTCTACCACTGGCGTAGACTACAATGTTCTTGGCACTGGTCTAGCTGATCCCACCGCAGCCGCTAGAACTGTAGATCCTGGCGCTGTTGCGCAGCCCTACATCATTATGCCGCCTGTTGGTATTCGTGGGCGTGTGCAGTCCAGCAGCTCGACACGTCGTATCGCCCTGGTGGGCGACAGTATTGGCAGCGGCGGCGCGGGCGACTTGACTGGCGAAGTTATTAATGGCGTGCGATACAAGGGATATATGCATCGCGCACTTGCTGACAAGTACCCTTGGATTGATCTAGGTAATACGGGACTGAGTGGGACAATTATGTCCAGCCTCAATCCGCGCGCGCAAGTATCTCGAGATCAACTGCTAGGGCAAGGCATCACTGACCTGATATTCGCTTTGGGCACAAACGATGTGTTTACGCCCAGCGTTATTGCGGCCATTGAGCCGTGGCTGCTGCGGGTAGCTGCGCGCGGAATTCGTATTATCTTTTGCACTATTCCACCCCGAACGCTGGCTAACAACGTAACTGAGGCTGCCGCAGGTTCGGCAGCATTGCGTATTGCTGCTAATGATTATTTCAGCGCACGTTATCCAACGCTGGACTATCGGCCGATCATGCAAGATGCTGCAAATCCAGTCGCTTGGAATAAGGTAATAGGAGGACCTACTCCAACTGACGGTTCCGACGGCATCCATCCCAACCAGCAGCTACACGACGCCGCGACGATATACACGCGGGAAACTCTACGACGCGCTCTTGGCTTGTAGTTCGCCGCATAGACTAGCGAGAAAGTAATGGCAAAACAACGGTTCAAAGGCGCGCTGAATAGTGCTACTCTTCCAATGATTAGCGTCCTGCAAACCAGGACCGTTGTACAACCACAGCTAGATATTAACGTTAGAACTCCTCGCAATCCTAATAACACAGAAGGGTACACTGACTATAGCATTCCACAAGTGCTGTACGTTGAGAACGCCGTACCTTCTGGCGAGGGTTTCACATCTGTCAGTTTCGAGACTGAAGTGCTGGGAGTGCCAGGTGCTAGCAGTTTTGATCAAGCGATCATCTTACGAGATGCAGATGAAAATAACTTCGTACTGTCTCCTGCCGGCGGCTTGAATTATATCTACACCAAGGGAGGAGCTTGGGTTAGTGAGACGCCTATCACTATCGCTCCAGGCAGCCTCATCACTCGCGCATACGTGAATGGCAGAACTTTTGTCTGCTACGAAGGACAGGGCATTTATGAGTATGACACAGGCACGCAAACTTACATTCACAGAACGATTACTGGACTTGCTGATGCTGACGTACGCGGCATTGGAAGTAGCAGCAATTATCTTCTTGCTTTTGGTAAGTTGGTTGTTAACTGGTCTAGCCTTGTTGATCCACTAGATTTTGTTCCCAGTCTTACAACTGGCGCAGGTAATGCGATCCCTCAAGATGTGAAGGGTGAGATCACTGCGGTGCTTGGCATATCTGGGGGCTACATCGTCTACACGGCTAAGAATGCAGTAGCAGGGGTCTATACTAACAATTCTCGTGCGCCCTTCACTTTCAAAGAAGTAAATAACGCAGGCGGAATTGATACTTACGAGCAAGTTACAAGTGAGCAGAATGCAGGCCCTCATTTCGCTTGGACTACCAGCGGCTTGCAGAAGATTACCATTCAGGGCGCAGAGCCTGTCAGTGCCGAGGTTAATGATTTCCTTGCTGGTCGCATGTGGGAGAGCTACGACTTCGCTACTCATGAGCTGACACAGCACTACTCTAGCTCTCCCGAGTTCAAGGTAAAACTGACATACATCTCCAGTCGCTGGTTGATTATCAGCTACGGCACTGGCAGTAACTTCGGGCTATATAATTATGCCCTGGTGTATGACACGATACTCAAGCGCTACGGCAAGATCAAACTAGATCATGTAGACGCATTCTTCTATCCATATCCAGTTGGCGCAGAGCAACTTACTTATGAAGAGCTAGCAGGCCAAAGTTACGCTGATTTGCAAATTGGATACAACCAGCTACTTGGTTGGTCCGGAGAGAATCCACTTAGCAAGTCAGCTGTTGCTTTTTTGCAAGCTGATGGAACTGTGCGATTGATGAAGATGGCGTACCATAAGCAGCAAGATACGCAGTCAGTTGTGATCTTCGGTAAGTTCCAGATGGTTCGCGCATCAATGATGACGATGCAGCAGTTTGACCTGGAATCCGTAGCTCCTCGCTCTAGTTACCCAGAGCCAGAGTACAAGGTCTACGTAGCCACTAGTTACAAGGGGTATGCAATTGATAAGGTGGAAGAGATGCGCTTGTTGAGTTATGTTCCCGGCCACGGCAGATATGCTAAGCGATCAGCAGGACTAAACTTCAACGTAATAGTTGAAGGTACGTTCTCGCTGACTGCTTACATGATGGAGGTAACATTAGATGGCGATCGATAACAGCAAGATCATCCTAGGACTGCCGAATCTACCGCCAGACACGCTGCCGCCCTGGGCGTTCAGTGCGCTGCTGCCCATTCATACTGCCATCAAGAACCTGGCAGATCTAGTCTCTCAGTATACAGGCATTGATGCGCCTGATTCTAGTGAGTGGGCAGCGACTCCTGCAAGTGCTACGATCTTGACAGGCAATGCTACTCGCTTGTATCCTGTTGCTGATGTTGCTATCAATCCTGGCCAGCTAGTTAACTTGTTTAACTCTGGCGGAGTTGTCAAAGCAAGACTAGCAAGTGCTAGTTCTGCAGCTACCATGGCACATGGAATTGCAAATACAGCTGGCGTACCCGGCAGTAACTTTGAAATGCAATGGCTGCGCTGCTTTACGCAACTCATAGGCGGTATGACTCCTGGCACTTTGTATTACGTTAGTACTACACCAGGAGCAGTGCAAAGTGCAGCGCCCGTAGCAGGTGGTACGATCAGGCAGCCTGCGGGCCTAGCTCTTGCTGCTAGTCAGCTCATCCTAGACCTTCCCCTTTCATTCATTCAAAACTGAGGCTCACATGATTCCACTGATACTTGCTCCGATCATCGCTGAGCTTGCAAAGAACGGCCTGAATCTCATTGGCAATGCTATCCTTAACAAGGGAAAAGACGTCATTGAGGACAAACTCGGCGTTAAAGTTGATGAGCTGCTTGTTACTGACGAAGGCAAGCAGAAACTCCTGCAACTGCAGACTGACCACGAACAGTTCCTGATCAACTCCGCTATTGAAGATCGCAAGGTTGATCTTGAGTTCTACAAACTGGATGCTGCTGATCGTGCTTCTGCTCGTGAGCGTGAGATTCATGCCATGGAAGCACCAGATGCAGGCTGGCTTAACAGGAACATTGTGCCGATTCTCGCACTGACAATTATCGCTGGCGGCCTTGCAACCATTAACTGGAGCCCTGAAGCAGATGTGCGACTGGGAGCTATCAGCTTGGTAACTCTGGTACTGGGTTATTACTTCGGTAACACTAGCAGCAACTGGCGCAAAGATAGCACTATCAATACTCTTGCAAAGAAAGACTAACATGGCACTCACACTCGGTCAGAACCAGGAAATTTTCGCACGTCATGTAATCATGCTTGTGCAGAAGGCATGGGAACTTGGCTACTCTGTGCGTCTTGGAGAAGTACAACGTCCGATTGAGATGCAGCAGATTTATGTGAACACTGGACGTAGTAAGACTATGGACAG